GGGTTTCATACTCATTACCCTTTAATTAGTATCTCAGATGACTGTTTGCTCTTATTCATGCCATAAGTCCATTCAGCTTCAATTATTTCGTAGTCGTCATACATTTCTCTGATAGTCTTACAATCGTTGTAAGACATCAGCCAGCCAGTGCGGTTGGTCAGTAATCCATGTAGTCTCTCATGGTCAAACGAACTGTGAAGATTACCATCGATACCATATAGAGAGTTCTGTGACCCATTAAGCATGTATGGCGGATCAAGGTACAAAAAAGCCTTTGGATGATAATCCATTGCGTCTTCAAAATCGGCATAATCTACTCTAAAGTTTTTGGCTTTAAAGTCTCGCAAGCGCTTAACAGAGGAGTCAGTAAAGCGTGCATATGACGCGCGTTCCGACCATCCACCACTAAACGTAGCACCAGAAAAACTAGCGCGATTAATTGCATAGTATTTCGCTGCTCTCTCGTAAGAAAACATGAATGAATCTGTCTTGAGGTCTTCGCGATACTGGTGAAAGGAATCTTTACTACAGCCTGTCACTTTCTCACCACTGCGGATATCATAATCTTCTCGCAGCTTTTGCACCTCATCGGCCAATTGATTGTTATCACCGCACAGCGCCATCCAAAACCACACAAGCTGTTTCATCTTATCATAACCAAACACTTGAGTTCCACGATTTGCCAAAGCAAGCTCAATAGAACCACCCCCGAAGAATGGCGAACACACTCGTTCGACACCTTCGGGGATGTGAGGTAAGATATGCTTAACGGCGCGGGATTTACCGCCGGGATATCTCAAAGGAGTTTTCACTTCGTGTCAACCAATTTTAAATCCTTTATGGCAGCACGAACATCAGTTTCACTAAGCAATTTACCAGAATCCACGTTAGTTATTTGTCCTAAAGCGTATACATTATCAAAAATTATTTTTCCAAGATAATTGTGCATAGAATTGATCTTATCAAACATCGCAATCTGTGCTTCTCTTACTCTTGTGGGAGTTTTTGCATCTGTTAAAAACACATACGTGCTTGGGCGGGTATCTTTACCTTCTGCTTTTCTTTCAATTTCACGACCAAAATCTTTAATAAAAACACCCTTAGTTGGAGAGCCGCAATAAACCCTGTGCTTTTCATGTGTGAATTCTTTCTTGTCGTCAATCCACTTAGAATTTTCAACCTTAAACTTAGTGTGGCCGGCTTCAAGAGCCTTGCGAACTGTATTTGCTCTAGTTTTAGGTTCCAAAAATCCCTTAACACCATTCGTAGACTGTTCAATTGTGTTGTAAACTTCACTAACATAATTTCTTACAGTGCGGCGAGTCTTATTGGTGCATACCATACGGTAAACGTGATTAGTTAATTTTGTTTTAAATGGCTCTTCATGTTCCTTTGCAGGTTTTGGCTCTTCAGCTATTAAATCACGAATCAATTTCTTTATATCATCAGGACTTGAAGCATCGGCGGGAGGGTGATCATTTGCCATAGTTTGAAAACTTTTCTTATTTTTCATAATTAAGCGAATCAAATCCGCGTCTGTAACAACGTACTCTGGTACAGAAATCGATGAATCGACATGACCATTAGATTCAAGTGTGCGAGCTAACACGATGCGCGTCACACTATCTAAAACGCGACCGGTCCAGCGAGAGTTGGGGTCGATATCTAGAACCGCCCAACCAGACTCTAAGATCCCGCGAGATCTAATTGATTCATATTTCTTTTTGTAATTATTCTCTGAAATCTCTCCAACGCGCACTTGATCCAGAAGCCATGTTGCAGAATCAAATAAGTCGGATGGTTTAGAGTCCAATTCTGGGTGATAAAAGTCGGAAGTATTCATAAAGCGTTCTTCAACTTTTCCATAAAAATTGTTTTTTGTATTTGTAAAAGCCTCGCCAGAGCGACAAGCTTCAATCAAATTGAACAATAATTGTTCATTTTCGTTAGATGGAATTGCCATCATATTCTCCTATAAATTAAAAAAACGGCAGACTTTACACCGGTCTGCCAGCGGCTGCAGCTATTCCGTTTCAGTAGCTTCTGTAGTGGTTGTTTCTGTGCTTGTAGCTTCGGCAGGCGCTTCAACATCAACAGTTTCAGATGTAGAAACTTCAACCGAAGGAGGCTCAACAACAGTTTCAGTTGTAACCTCACTCACTTCTTCAGCAACTTCTGGGGTAATTGTGCAACTTCCGTAAGCTGTTGCGACAACTAATGCCCCAGCTACAAAACTAACTTGCACTCTCCAACGTTGCAATGTACTTCTCAACCATTCCATAATATACTCCTTTTTATGGTAAACGGGCAGACTATAGCCGGTCTGCTAGCGGCTCCGATAACAAACTATTTATTTGCCATTAGTTCATCAAATGCAGCATCAACTGGGTTGACTGAAGCGTCAGTGTTGTATTTGCTGGACTCGCTGGAGCGAGACTCAGCACTTGCATCACCGGATAATTGCTCGTCAAGGATCGCATCGATTTCTTCGGGACTGAGGCGCTCAAACAATGACTCAATATCGGGCATGCTGTCTAGGAGGGCAGGGATTGCTTCAGTGTCCTCCAGCAATGGCGACGAACTTCTACGCATTTTCAAGTTTGTTTGTGGATAAGCTCCGGGTGACGTTGGCTTTGTATAAGTCAACGAAATATCGGTACCAGAGAGTGTATCAGTAATATCACCATACTCTGGATCTAAAATGTAGCCAAGAAGGTTTTCGTATGCTCGCTTACCATAGCCGTAAACCTTGATACCTTCTCCTTCGTGACCACGCCAAATAACGGGAGAGAAGTAGCGTGCTCGCACAAATAGTGACTTTGCAAGCTTCTTACTTTCCTCATCATTATTCTCGCTTCCTTCTCTCCAAAGAGAGGAAGCAAAATCGCAAATTGGGCATCGTTCACCAAAGTTTCGCTTTGGGCACATAATGCCACGCTTGTGTTCACCTACATTATAATGAAAGTAAACTTCTTTAAGTGGATCGCCATCAGGTGTTGGAACAATCCTGATATCTTGCTCTCCTTCTTGTGGCTTAAACCAAACAGAATCCTGCTTGTCCCCGCCTTCGCCGCGCAAAGAAGCAAGCTTCTTACGCATAAGTTCCATGTTAATTGACATTAGTATTTTCTCCTATTTGTTAAAGTATACTGTGCTTGCCACAGCATCTAATGTATCACCCTTGCTCTAGCTTGTCAAGGGTATTTTGTTGTTGTATTGCGTTAGTGTGGGCAACGCAGAACCCAAAGTCATTTAAGTGTGTGCCCCATATACCATAAGAAATTTTCTTGTAAGCATTGCGGGGCTTTTCTTTTAAAATGCTTACTAGTTTACGGTGTAAACCAACTTCTTTCTCCAGTTTTTCTTCATTAATACAGATATAATAATATGTTTCGCGAGTCATGTCAAGTGGAAAAAACCATTTTTCTTTCAAAGTTTTTGAATCCAGCATGCCGATGCTTTTAATGCGATTTATTTCAGACGGCCGGGACATAATACCAATTTCTGGTTCTGTGTGATTAAAAAAGTTCATATAATGTATGCACGAGAAAATCGTTTCATTTATTTTATCATAATAATTCTTAATTGATAAGTCTTGTATACCTTTTTCTAACTCAAGATTAGAAATAATAGTAAGTGACTGAAAAAGACCAGAACGCGCATATTCCTGTAATACACCAAACATCATGTTTTCTAATAGCTTAGGAACACCGGTAAGCAGTTCAATATCTGGTTTGACATAGAACACGTTAATATTTTTTTCTTTAATCTGCTCAAGAATACCGAGTGCATAGTTGGAGCTTAAAGAGGCACCAACAACAATAACTTGAACATCATCAGTGATATCACTAAAAAACTTTTTAAGATCAGGAATATTGTTTTCATAGTCCTCTGGATTTTCAAAGCGTTCAAGCTTACGTGTAAACTTGGTGTTTTTGCAATCGGAACTAAGTTGATAAATCTTATAATTGTTTTTCTGAGTTTTAAAGTTTTCAGCAATTTTTGATGCAGCATTGCCAATTCCAACAATAGAAATCATAAATTTAAAACTCCGATGTCGTAATAATCCTTTCCAGCGCGCAGGTTCGTTTTAAATTCAGCAAGGGAATTTTGGGAAAATATTTTTTTGATTTCAGGAATCAAGTATCTCTCACTATCTGGC